TTCAGCCCAAAGACAAATAGTTGGTGGTAAGTTGAAAATAGATACAAGTTCTGTAATTCAGAATAATTATAAACTACAATTGTTAGAGATGTTATCCAATGATAGTAAATTAAATGACATCAGACAATTAATCGCTGATAATTCTATTTCAGATTATTCAGAGTTGTATAGATTATTGTATGATGAGGTTGATAATTATGGTAATGGAAAACAAGCTGAGTGTATTATGAACATCGCAGAAGCTCAGTATCAAGATGTACATGTTGTAGATAAAGAGATTAACTTTATGTCACTAATAATAAGATTAACAAGGATATTAAAAAAATGAAACGATTCAGAGTAGAACATAATGATATGGAAAAGGGTATTTTGTATATTACATTACATCACCCACCATATGAAGATGAGAACATCTTATCTAGAATAAAATGGGAACAAAAAGATGTTACGATAACAGAGGTATATCTAGGGGGAGAGGAATAATGATGATACCAGGTAAAAATGGACAAATGGAACAAACAATTGACTTTAGTAAAACAACTGAAATATGTTGTGAGGCATGTGGTGGTAAAACATTTAAACAAACACTTTTATTAAGAAAGATGTCAGCATTAGTTGCACCAGGTGGACAAGAAACTATAATCCCAATGCAAGTATTCGCTTGTGAAAAATGTGGACATGTGAATAAAGAGTTCGCAGACGTGGATGGAATTCAGTAGTGACAATATTCGATTGGATAAATCAAATACTTGTAAAGAAAACTCATTGGGATGAATTTACAGAAGATGAACAAAAGAGATTCAGCCCATTTATAATTAATCGTTGGTTGTCAATGGACAAAGACTTTCTTGAGATTGTAAATTTCTTTCAAAAGTATTCCATTGGAACATTAGAACCACGAGAGGTTTACAAATGGTATTGTGATATGTTACCAAGAGGTAAGAGATTCAATAAATATATCAAAGGTAAAAAAGACAAGAAATACAATACTGAATTAATTGATATTATGGTTACACATTTTGAATGTAGTAAATCACAAGTAAAAGATTATTTGGATTTAATTGCTAAAAATGAGTTGATTGAAATATTAGAAAAGTATGGAATGAATGAAAAAACAATAAAGAGGTTATTAAAGTGAAAATAAAAGAAAATGACTTGACGATAACTGAAACAGACTTGTCAGTTACAAAACATCCAATTGTTGAACAAATGGAAAAAGAATGGCCTGAAATGACTGGTGAGTTTAGAAGATTACAAAGGGAACAATATGAATTATTTTGTAGAAAACAACACGATTATGGTCCTGGTAATATTTCAGTTGGAACACAATTATCAACGGATGATGAAATTAAGTTATCATTAACTGGATTGTGGTTTAGAATGAATGATAAAATACAAAGACTAAAAACTTTATTAATGGGGAATAAAGATACGGCTGTAGACGAACCATTAGAAGACGCATACTTAGATGTATCTAATTATGGTATTATGGCTACAATAGTTAAGAATGGAAAATGGGGAAAATAAAATGAATCAATTAATAAAAGCTGCGATAGATTATTATCAAGCACAAAGAACAGAGGCATTGGCTCACTTAGATTTATTATTCAATGATGCTGTTCAAATAGGAGAACACTCAGATTTATTAACTGAGGTAAAGAAATGGACAGATAGTTTATCACAAGCTGAAGAAAATTTAGAAACATTAAAGAGAAACTTTGACTATAATCAATCCAAATAAAATAACCATAAGAGAAATATCAAAGAAGATAGCTAAAGATATGATTGTAAAAAATCATTACAGTCATAAGTGGACAAGTTGTAGATACGCTTTAGGTGTATTTTTTAAAACAGATAACGAACATCAGTTTTTTGATGAGAAAGATGAAAAGTTAGCTGGTGTAGCTATCTATGGTTATCCTGTTGGTAGGAGTGCTCCCAAATCTATTTCACCTGAATTAAAGGAAGAAGAAGTATTGGAGTTAACAAGGTTATTTATCTTTGATGATTATGGTAAGAATACAGAGAGTGTGGTTTTATCTAAAACATTCAATTGGTTAAAAATAAACGCTAGTGAAATAAAAGTATTGGTAAGTTATTCAGACCCGGAACAAGGGCACTTGGGTATTATTTATCAAGCTACTAATTGGATATATCAAGGAAATAATATTAGGTTGATGCCTAATTACGCTATACGACTTACAGAAGATGGTAAGTGGATGCACTCAAGAAATGTTACAACGAAGTTTGGTTCTCACAATCTTGAGAAATTGAAGAAGAAAATCGGACATACATTTTGGAGAAAAGAAGAACCTGAAAAACATAGATACTTATATCTGTTATGTGGAAAGAAAGATAAGAAAAAAATTATGAATACATTAATACATAAACCTAAACCATATCCAAAAGACGCTTATCAATTCTATCCAGAGATACAAAAGATTGAAGTAGAATCAAAGGAGAAATTTTATGGGTAGAATATCTTATTCACAATTATCAATGTTTTCAGAGTGTCCACAAAGGTGGAAACTAAATTACATAGATGATGTAACGGAAAGAGAACCAAGTATACATTTATTATTTGGAACAGCGATGCACGAAGTTATACAAACTTGGTTAGAAGTTATGTATCACGATAGTGTGAAAAATGCAAACAAATTAAATCTTGAACAAAGATTACATGATAAAATGATGGAGTTATTTAAACATGACAAAGAAGTTTATGGTAAGAATCCTTGTACATTAGAAGAAATGAGAGAGTTTTTTCAAGATGGTGTAAATATATTAGATTTCTTAAAAAAAAGAAGAGCTGATTATTTTAACAAAAGAGGTTACAAACTTATAGGTTGTGAAGTTCCAATTGAAGTAGATTTAAAAAAGAATGTTAAAATAGTTGGTTATTTAGATTTAGTTATATTAGATGAAAGAACTGATATAATAACAATTTACGACATAAAAACATCTACACAAGGTTGGAATAAATGGATGAAAAAAGATGAGAATAAAACTCAACAATTATTATTATATAAACAATTTTATTCTAATCAATACAATCATCCAATAGATAAAATAGAAGTGGAATACTTCATAGTGAAAAGAAAACTATGGGAAAATGCTATGTTTCCTCAAAAAAGAGTTCAAAAGTTTTCACCAGCGAGTGGGACTGTAAGTATGAACAAGGTTGCTAAACGACTAAACACATTCTTAGATTTAGCATTCAATGATGAGGGTGAAAGAATATCAGAAAACATTATACCAACACCAAGTAAGAAAGCTTGTAAATGGTGTGAATTTAATCAAACAGAGTATTGTAGTGTGGGGGTAAGATGAAAATAAGATTAGATAAAACTGATAGTAAAGTTATAAAATCAAACAAAACATATGATGTTATAGATAATACAAATTTAAATAATTTAGTTGTGTCAAAAACCATATTACACGCAGGAAAAAAAACTGGTGGACATAATCATAGCGGGCAAGAAGAGGTTTATATCTTTATGAAGGGTGAAGGTACAATGATTGTAGGGACTAATACATTTGAAGTAAAGGCTGGTGACACAATTTTAATACCAGATGGTGATTTTCATCAAGTGCATAACACAGGTTTTTATGCTGAAGATGATTTAGAATTCATATGTGTTTTTGATGGGGGAAGAAATCACTAATGAAAGTCGCAATCATAGGGAGTAGAAGATATGAAAACAAAAAAAAGATTAAGGATTTTGTATTTAAATTAAAACAACAATATGGTGACAAAACCATAGTTGTTAGTGGTGGGTGTAAACAAGGAGCTGATAGATACGCTAAGAAATATGCATTAGAGTTAGGTTTACAGTATGAGGAGTATCCACCATTTCACGAGGTTCATAACTTATATTGTTCTTTACCTGAATCAAGGTATGACAAACCATTTAGTATGAGAAACTTTTTTGCTAGAAACAAGATAATCGCTGGCACTGCAGACTTTATCGTAGCATTCATACCTGAAGGCGTTGAGGCTAATGGAACAAAGAATGTATTAGAATATGCAAAAAAGTTAAATAAGAAAAGAATAATAATTTCATAGTTTTTTTATATTTGTATATACTTATATATGTAAATACGATGGAGAAACAATATGAAAAATACAAAATTAACATCGGTTAAAATATTAGAATCATTGTATGAACGATTCAAACTAAACACAGTCAATACTAAAATGACTTTACAAAAATTGACAAATCGTTCAGTTGATAAGTTTTTAACAGATAAAACATTTAGAGAAGAAATTGAAACATACGATAATCTAACGATTAGCGGAAGTAATTTTTAAAATAGGAGAAAATAGGTTATGTTAAAGAAAAAAATTCTACTTTTATCGGATGACTTACGAATGCATAGTGGTATCGCTACTCAATCAAAAGAATTTGTAATGGGAACAATAGATAAATATGATTGGGTTCAATTGGGAGGTGCAGTTAAACATCCTGAACAAGGTAAAATTGTAGATATGAGTCAGGCTGTACAAAATGAATATGGAGTGAATGACGCATATCTCAAAATTTATCCAATATCAGGTTATGGCAACCCACAAATTTTACGAGAAATAATTTCAATGGAAAAACCAGATGCTATTTTACATTTTACAGACCCAAGATTTTGGATTTGGTTATATAATATGGAACACGAAATAAGACAAAACATTCCTATTTTGTATTATAATATTTGGGATGATATTCCAGACCCATTATATAATACAAATTTCTACAGAAGTTCAGATATGTTGATGTCAATTTCAAAACAAACCTATGGTATTAATAAAAGAATACTTTCAAAATATGGTTATGAAGATTGGCAATTAGATTATGTACCACATGGTATAACTAATCAACGTATATTTAAAATACAAGATAAAGGTGATACTAAATTTAGAGAATTTGAACAAAGAATGGGGTTAGATAAATATAAATTTAAAATACTTTATCTAAATCGTAACATTAGAAGAAAGTCGCCTGGTGATGTCGCATTAGCTTATAAACACATGATGGATAAGTTAACACCTGAGCAGAGAAAAGATTGTTGTTTAGTTTGGCACGCTACACCAAGTGATGAAAACGGAACTGATATGAGAGCTGTTTGTAAAACATTGTTACCTGATTATCCAATAATATTCACACACGATAATCATCCAAATGGTTCTTTTAATGATGAAGAAATGAACTTTATTTATAATTCATCTGATGTGTATATTAATATGGCATCAAATGAAGGATTTGGTTTAGGGAGTTGTGAAGCACTTCACACTGGAACGCCAATTGTAGTAAATGTAACAGGTGGATTACAAGACCAATGTGGGTTTATGGATTCATCGTCAGATGGTGGAGCACATAGATATTTAGACGCTGAAGATTATGTTGAATTACAATCTAATCATAGAGGAAAATATACAACTCATGGTAAATGGGTAAAACCTGTATTTCCATCAAATATAAGCTGTCAAGGTTCACCACTTACACCATACATATTTGATGACAGATGTTCATTTGAGGATGCTGGTGATGCACTTTTACAGTGGTATAACGAGGGTGATAAGGAAAGAGAAAGATGTGGTGAATTAGGAAGACAATTCGTTTTAAATGAAGGTAGAATGACTGGAAAACATATGTCAGAATCATTTATTAAAAATATAGAAACCACTTTTGAAAAATGGAAACCAAGAGAAAAATATGTATTGGAGGTTTGTTAATGAAAAAAATGATGTTAATATGTGCACCTGTTTCATCGAGAAGTGGATATGGTGACCACGCTAGAGATTTAGTTCAATCTTTTATTAATCATAATAAATATGATATAAAAATTTATGATGTAAATTGGGGTGAAACACCAAGAGACGCACTAAATAAAAAGAAAGATGAACAGATTATTAAAAGAATTTTGAAAGAACCAAAAGTAAGTAGACAACCTGATGTATATGTTGATATTAGAATACCAAACGAATTTCAAACACATGGGAAAGTAAATATTGGAATTACCGCTGGAATCGAAACAACAGCTGTCTCTAACGCGTGGATAGAGGGATGTAACAAAATGGATTTAATAATTGTTCCATCTGAACACTCAAAAGAGGGATTTGTAAAAGCTTTATATGAAAAATTACAGACTTTGCCTGATGGTAAACAACAAAAAATTGGTGAATTAAAACTTGAAAAACCAATTGAAGTATTATTTGAAGGTGCTGATAATGAAATATATAAATCAATCGATAATTCATCATTAGATTTAGTTGATGACATTAAAGAAAACTTTGTATTTCTACACGTTGGATTGTGGGGTAAAGGTGGTTATGGTGAGGATAGAAAAGACATAGCTAAATTAGTTAAAGTTTTTTATGAATCCTTTGCAAACAAAAAAGAACAACCAGCACTTATTTTAAAAACAAACGCAGCTACGTTTTCCATTTTAGATAGGGAAGAGTGTTTGAAAAAAATTAGACAAATTAAAAATGGTTTTCCATCTGATTGGAATTTACCAAATATTTACTTGTTACACGGTTCTTTATCAACAGAGGAAATGAATAAATTATATAATCATCCAAAAGTTAAAGCTATGATTTCATTAACTCACGGTGAGGGATTTGGAAGACCATTATTAGAGGCTTCAATGGTTGGGTTACCTGTAATCACTAGTGGTTGGAGTGGCCAAATGGATTTTCTCAGTCAGACGGATTCAATGTTATTAGGTGGTGAATTGGTTAATGTTCCAAAATCACAACATTGGAAAGATATAATTATACCCGAATCACAATGGTTTAATGTAAATGAACAACAGGCTTATAAAGCTATGAATTATTGTTTTGAAAATTATGATGATGTTAAACAAAAAGCGATTAATTTAATGAACATAAATAGAGATAAATTTACATTAGATAAAATGAAAGAAAAACTTGATAAAATTGTCACACCATTTATAGACAAAGTCCCTACACAAGTTGGTTTAAAACTTCCTAAATTAAAAAAAGTGGGAGCATCACAAACACCAAAAATAAAATTACCAAAATTAAAAAAAGTTACTGACGAGGTAAAAGTATGAAGGATATAATTAGTAATTGTTTTATTTGTGGTGAAAAATCTTTACATGTAGCTGGTAAAGAAGATGCACAGGTAATGCAGTGTATCAACTGTGGTTATACAACTTCAACTAAATTCACAGGCACAAAAGAAACCAATGAAGAGTTTAAAAAACTTGGTGAGGACATGAAAAATTGGGCTAAAGAGGAAAACGGATATATTTGGATTCCAACTGTAATGGCTTTACCAATCGGTATGTTGTACCCAATTAATGTTAAAAAAGAAATGAAATGGGCTTTTGCACCTATGATAGAAATACCTGAGGAAGATAGAAAAAATTTCCCAAATCCAAGTGCACCAGGTAAGTTTTACGACAAAAAAGTCGACACAGAAAATTCAATTATTTATGATTTATTTTTAGATGGTATTTCATATGTCAATAAATTATTAAAAGAAAAAGTAGATGGCGAATAGAAAACAACCATATTCTTGGAATAGAGTTAAGCCTGGTGATATTATTTCATTTAGATATAAATCAGTAAGAAAGGGTACAACTCGTACACATTCTGTTTTAGTTTTAAATCCAAAATTAAATGTAAAATTAAAAGATGGATTTGTAACAAAACATTTAGTTGGTGTTAAATTAGAAGAATCTAATAGGATGTCACTAACACTTGATAAAAGAGAAGTTTCCTTATTAGAAAGGATAGGTAATTTTAGACAAATAGATGTTAAAAACAATTTGTATAAATTAATTATAGATAGAAGATATATTGTTAATGATATTTTAGGTGTTAAAAAAACAGCATATGACATTTTAGCAAAAAGTTTTAAAATTGCAAAACAATATAGAACTTATGATTTTTTAGAAGCTGCCAAAAGTGCAGTTTTTTTAGAACCCATAAGAGTGTTTACAGATATAGAAACTGAACCTGATGAAGATTAGTTATAGCATATTAACTCATAATGAAGACGACTCACTACAAAAGTTACTTGAGTTTTTAGTTTCTCACAAAGATGATGAAGACGAGATAGTAATTCTTGATGATTTTTCAGACAATCCAAAGACAATAGAAATATTAGATGTGATGACATCGATGTATGAAATGACTTTTGAACAAAGACATTTATTAAAAGATTACGCAGGACAAAAAAATTATTTAAAAAATATGTGTAAAGGAGATTATATTTTTAATCTTGATGCAGACGAGTTACCACATAAACAATTAATAAAAAACATTAAACCAATATTAGAATCTAATCCAACAATAGATTTATATTGGGTGCCAAGGGTAAATACGGTTGATGGTATCACACAAGAACATATTAATAAATGGGGTTGGAGAGTTGATGATAATGGTTGGGTAAACTTTCCTGATTATCAAGGTAGGATTTGGAGAAATCGTCCAAACATATTATGGAAGAATAAAGTGCATGAAGTGTTAATAGGTTATCAGGAACATACTTATTTACCGGCTGAAGAACAATTCTCATTCTATCATCCAAAAACAATAGATAGACAAGAAAAACAAAATAAGTTTTATGATACAATTTAGTTTAGACGAAATTGACGTATCAAAATTTCAATCAATAAAAAGTAGAGAGAAATGGTATGATTATCAGGACCATTCTCGTTGGATATTTTATGATAAAAAAAATAAATTATATTATAAATTATGGAATGATACATACGTTAGAAAAAATACAATTATTGAAGCGTTTGAATCAGGTTTTTATGATGAACAATTGTTACCTGCTTTAAAAGGTATTATTGTTTGGGAGGGTGTATGTCGTGGTTATGTAATGGAAGAATGTGAAAATTATGGTATAATGGACGTAAATTTTTTTGATGACATTAAAACCAGAACACAAAATTGTAATATGTTTGCTTATGATTTATGTCCAAATCATATTTTTAAATATAAGGGAAAAACAACTATTATAGATTTAGAAGGTGTTTATAACTTAAATGAATATGAAACTAAAACAAAAGAACATTACTCATTAGGCATACCAGGTAGATTTGTCGAATATCAACCTTATGAAAAATATATCAATAAATTAAATTATAAACCATTATCTGAAGAACAATTTTTAAGTATGCCTTTACAAAAAGGTAAAGGTGGTAAGGAAATAATATTAAATGATTATACTTTAAAAACAGTGAAAGATGTGATTGATTTTTACTCTGATAAGAATAATGTTAAATATATAGAGTCAAAATTAAAACCAAGTAATTGGCAATATTTTAATTGTATGATGGCTGAATTTAGACATAATGTTAAAGACCATCATGAAATGGGTTGGGAAAATATGACTAAAGAGTATTATGAGTCTTTGTCAATGATGAGTGATAATGAGATAGAGACATTTTTAAGAAATAGTCCAGCACCATTTGATGTATGTTTTATAAAACACGGATTTCATAGAGCTGTATCTATGATAGGAAGAATGATAAAAGGAAAACCATATATACCATTTTATGTAAAAAAGAATGTTGTTAATCCAATAAATAACATAAACTATTTAGATAAAATAAAAGATTGGCCAAAAGAAGAGTACACGATTGTACAAAGTGGTATTTTAGCTTTGATGGGTATTAGAAAAAATAGTGACTTAGATGTTGTTATCTCTTCTAAATTAAAAAATGAAATTAAAGAAATCCCATCAGGTGTTGAGGTTATGTCTAATAGAGCTAAGTTTAAAGTATTTGGTTGTAAAGATGATGATGACTTAATTTATAATTATAGTATTAACATAGATGGATATAATTTTGCTGAACCAAGATTTTACTTTAGTAGAATTTGGCCTGATAGAGAAAGTAAAATTCAAGACCAAAAAATGATACTAAATTTTAGAGTTAGAGGCTCTCATAATGTAAATCAATTTTCTAAAATATCTAATGAAAAATGGGGATTTGAACTTTTACCAAAATAAAGCTTGTTTTAAATTAAAATATTTCGTATATTAAAATTAACTAATTAGGAGTTTTAAATTGAAAGAACTTAAAGACACAATAACAATATTTCAAAACTTTGCATGTACAAAAAAAGAAAGACTTGATTTTGTTACGAATAATGTACCAAAATTGGCTGAAGTTTGGGGTGATTATAATCATCACATAAACTACAATCACACACAATACTTTGAACAATATCATAAACTTTACAAAGACAATTATCCTAATTTAGTTATGTATAATGATTTAACAAAAGATTGGGTTTTAATTGCTTTGTCTATGTTACAAGAGATTAATACACCTTACATATTAAATTATGCTGAGGATTTTGAGTGTAATATGACAAAGCAAGAATGGGAAAATTTTGCAAATGAAGCTATATTTGAAAAACAAATAAAGTTTGTAAATCTTACAAAAATTAGAAAATATACAAGAGAGGTGTTTCCTGGTTATGAGGATGGTAAATACGGATATTATTATAAAGCTGAAGATTCACCACCAACACGAATATCAGGTACAGGTATTTTTGAAAAAGAATGGTACGTACAAATTTTAACAGATTTTGTTGAAAACAGAGATAGTTATTTAGATAAAATACCATATGGTTATTTAGAATTACCAAATTGTCTTGAAGGTTATCTTGATTATGAAAGAGGTATACGAAAACATGGTGATATGCAATGTGGCATACCTAAAAAAGATATTTTTGTTCATTGGGACGCTGTAACACAACAGGCTGAATATGTAAACAAACAAACTGGTGTTCCAAAAGGTAACGCTAGAGACCATAATGATTATTGGGCGAGGTAAAAATGATAGATGGATTAGAAATATTTAAACCAGATAGATGGGAAGATTTTAGGGGGGATATTTACACGACTTGGAACAGTGAAAAATATCCAAAATTAAATTGGAGATTAGATAAGTTTTCACATTCAAGAAAAAATACATTGAGAGGTTTACATGGTGATTTTTCAACTTGGAAACTTATTAATTGTGTTTATGGTAAATTTTATTTAGTGGTAGCGGATAATCGTAAGGATTCACCAACATATAAAGAATGGCAGTGGTTTATATTATCGGCTGAAAATAGAGAACAAGTATTAGTTCCACCTGGTTGTGGCAATGCTCATTTTGTTTTATCAGACGATTGTACATTTCATTATAAATTGGCTTTTGATGGTGATTATGTTGACATAGACGGCCAATTTGTAATTAAATGGAATGATAAGGATTGGAACTTTGAATGGCCACATAAAAATCCGATATTATTTGGGAGAGATAATTAATGAAAAAAGTAAGAGATATAAATATAACGGTAGATGATTTAAAATCATTTGAAGAAGAGGTAAAAGTAACGTATGAAGCGGGTGGTATAAAAGCTCCAGTGCACTTAGCAGGTGGTAATGAACAAAATTTGATTGATATATTTCAATATGTTCATAAAGATGATTGGGTGTTTGCTAGTTGGAGAAATCATTATCACGCATTGTTACACGGAATCCCAAGAAATACATTGATGGATTTAGTTGTTCGTGGTAAAAGTATGAGCGTATATTCAAAAGAACCAAAACTTTATACATCTTCAATAGTTGGTGGTATTATTCCAATAGCTTTAGGAACTGCAAAAGCCCAAAAAGAAAGTGGTAGTGATAGAAAGACTTGGTGTTTTATTGGTGATATGACATTTGAAAGTGGTATTTTTTATGAAGCTTACAAATATGCTAAGAACTTTAATTTACCACTACAATTTGTAGTTGAAGATAATAATATGAGTACGAACACACCAACGGATGAAACTTGGGGTGGGGTTAAAAGAAATGTACCTGATGATGTGATTTATTATAAGTATGAGAGAGAGTTTCCTCATCATGGTACTGGTAATTGGGTTCTATTTTAAGGGGATAAAATGAAATATAAAGATGAATTAATAAGGTCGATGGAGTGGTTATCAGAAAAAGATAACACTATTTTTCTTGGACAATCAGTATCATATAGTGGTAATGCTATATTTAATACTTTAAAAACTTTACCAGAGGAAAAAAGGATAGAACTTCCTGTGTTTGAAGAAATTCAAATGGGTATGTCGACTGGTTTAGCACTTGAGGGTTACGTTCCAATTAGTTGTTATCCAAGATTTGATTTTATGATGAGAGCTATGGATTCTCTTGTTAACCATTTAGATAAATTTAAAGTAATGACAGAAAATAATTGGAAACCAAAAGTAATATTAAGAACATCGATTGGGTCTACAAACCCATTAAATGGGGGAGTTCAACATACACAAGATTACACTAAACAATTTAAAGAAATGTTAACTGAAGTTGAAGTTGTTATGTTAGATAAAACTGAAGATATATTCACAGAGTTTAAAAAAGCGTACAATAGAGATGGTTCAACATTGTTAGTAGAACATGGGGATTTTTATAATGATAAATAAAAATGTTTTAGTTACTGGTGGTAATGGTATGATTGGTAAAAGATTAGTTGAATTACTTGAACATAAAGGTGCTAATGTATACATAGCAGATTTACCAAACGATTTAAGAGATAGAAAAACTTGTAAAGAAGTTTGTGAAGGTATGAATTATATTTTTCACTTAGCGGGTATTAAAGGTTCACCACAAAGAACTATGGAACAACCAGCTAGTTTTAGTGTTCCTATGATTCAGTTCAATGCAAATATGATTGAGGCAGCCTACAACGCAGGTGTGGAGTGGTTTTTATACACAAGTTCAGTTGGTGTTTATCATCCCGCTGAAGTATTTAAAGAGGATGATGTATGGAAAACATTTCCATCTGAACACGATTGGGAAGCTGGTTGGGCTAAAAGAATTGGTGAAATGAATGTTCAAGCTTATATGAAAGAACATAATTGGAATAAATGTTCAATAGTTAGACCAGCTAATGTTTATGGTATAGATGATGATTTTGGTAAATGGTCTATGGTTATTCCATCACTAATTAAGAAAGCTGTAGAGAATGATAAACTTGAAGTGTGGGGTGATGGTTCACCAATTAGAGATTTGATATATGCTGAAGATGTAGCTCAAGGAATGATTCATATGGTTGAAAACAAAGTTACAGAACCAGTTAATTTAGCTAGTGGTACAGGTGTAACTATCAAAGAGATAGCAGAGATAATTTCTGAATACTTTGGAAAAGAAATTGTATGGGATACGGATAAACCGATGGGTGATATGAAACGAATTATGGACACCACACGAGCTGAAAGTTATGGGTTTAAAGCTCAAACAACATTAAAGGAAGGGATTGAAAAAACAATTGAATGGTACTTGGAAAAAAACAAATAAGATATATGATTTGTGTGATGGAGATTACACATATTTAAAATCTAATTGGAATGAAAAATTTAGACTTGAGATATTAAGACTTCTCAGGCAAAAAAAAGTAATCACAAAAAACTTTTCAAACTTAGAGAATATCCACAAAAACGTATTAGATACAAAGTTATTGAACTATGATTTTAATTCTGGTGTTAATGGGATTACGAAAGAATTATATGACGTTGATGATTCTTTTATGGACGTCTATTATTCCTTTATAAAGTATTTATATGAATCATTAAATTTTAATTTTTATTTTCAAGCGACACCAACGATAAGAGTTCATTGTCCTAAAGCTAAAAATGAACATCATTATCCGAGATACCATAATGATGTTTTTTATGGTCATCCACCAGAGGAGTTAAATGTGTGGTTTTCACTAACTCAAAATAAAAATTCAGGTTTTAACGTGATTGATTTTGATAAAAGTAAACAATGGTTTAATGAATGTAATAATGATGTTAGTGGATTCATAGATAAAGCTATTGGTGATGTAGAGTTTAATAAAAAAGGTGATGACTTATCATTTGAAGTAGATTCAGATATAAACAATGTCTTTATTTTTAATTCTTTATGTATCCATACTAACAAACCGAGATTAAGTGATTCAAGAGTTTCAATAGATGTTAGAATAAATCCAGTAGATGATTTTGTTGATGGTTACATTGGAGTTGGAAGAATGAAAGCTGAATTTAAACCAGATGGAAAATTTGGTTATTATAAAAAATCGATAGAGGAGATGTTATGAGGGTATTAGTCACTGGAGCTAGTGGTTTAATTGGTTCTAATTTAGTTGAGTCTTTACAAAAAGATGGACATGATGTTAGGGGCACTTATAGAACAAATATAGAAAATATATCTGATGGAGTTGAATGGATAAAGGGTGATTTGTTAGATTTTAATTTTTGTAGAGAGATTACAAAGGATATTGACATTGTTTTTCATTGTGCAGCTAATACATCAGGTGCACATGTAATGTCTTCCACACCATTAGTACATGTCACACCAAACATAGTAATGAACTCACAATTAATGGAAGCCTCTTATGAAGCAAAAGTAAAAAAGTTTATATTTATGAGTAGTAGTGTAGTATATCCGTACACAGCTGAAAAACCTAATCACGAAGATGAATTTATTTTTGGTGATATATATGAAAAGTATTTTGCAGTGGGTTGGATGAAAAGATATACGGAAAAATTATGTGAAATGTACTCGAAAGTTTTAAGTCCATCAATGCAATGTATTGTTTTGAGACCAGCTAATATATATGGTGCGAATGATAAGTTTGACGATAGGTCACATGTCTTACCAGCTACAATTATGAAAGTTGTTAATAAACAAAATCCAATTGAAGTTTGGGGCGATGGTAAAGATATAAGAGACTTCATACATATAGATGATTTTGTAAGAGCTTGTATGATTGTAATGAACAAAGTTGATAGTTACGATATTTTTAACATTGGCTCTGGTGTAGGGAAGTCTGTTGATGACATCTTGTTTACTTGTATGGAACTTGAGGGATATGACACAGATGTTACTTATAATTCTGATAAACCATCTATGATTCCAATTAGACTTTTAGATGTTTCAAAGGCTAAAGATAAACTTGGGTTTGAAACTGAAATATCCCTAAAGGAGGGATTGGAAAAAACAATTAAATGGTATAAAGAAAATTATGACAAATAATATTTTAGAATATAATGAAAATGGTTTTTTTACGATTAAAAACTTTTTTACTAAAGAACAAATGGATTTAGTTAAAAAAGATTTGATGGACATAGCGGATGATAAATATTCTGATATGATTCATCCACATAAAAAGTCAAAAGAAACTAAGAAACTCATTTTTGATAAAAAACTTAATAAAATTGTAAGACAGATTTTTGATTGTGACTATGACGCTGTCCAAAGTCAATTAAGATATAAACAACCTGGTTCAGATGGTTTTCCGTTACATCAAGATGATTTTTGGACAAGAGCTGGTTTTGGTAACACTTTAAATGTTTTAGTACATGTGGATGATACCAACGAAGAAAATGGATGTATTTATGCATATCCTAAAAGTCACAAACCACCATTTTATAGTGAGAAAGTAAACTTAGAGGCTAAAAGTGGCGACATAACATTTTTACATAATTTTATATTACATGGAAGTGATATGAATAAAAGTGATAAATTTAGAACAAATTTATTACTTATGTATGTTAAAAAAAATGTTAAATATAGAGTTGGGGAATCCGCAAAAAGAAAAAAAATTAATTTGGATGTTTCCATTTAATTTCATATATTTATATATATAATAAAAAGGTTACAATGAATATATTAATCACAGGAATAACAGGTTTTGTTGGTAGTCACATGGCTGACTACATTTTAGAGCATACTGATGACCATATTTATGGATTTAAGAGGTGGATGGAGGATACAAAAAACATCGACCATTTAATAGATAATCCAAGAGTTACATTATTTAGTGGTGATTTAGTTGACTATGCTAGTGTAGATAGAGCAGTTAGACTCTCTAATCCAAATAAAATATTTCATTTTGCAGCACAAAGTTTCCCTGAATCTAGTTTTAAAAATCCAATCATTACTTTACATACAAATGTTTTAGGGACTACTCATTTATTTGAATCAATAAAGACGAATAAATTAAATCCTGTTATCGTTAGTGTATCAACAAGTGAAGTTTATGGTATGCCAAAAGAAGATGAAATACCAATCAAAGAAACAAATCCTATCAGAGCTGCTAATCCATATTCAATATCCAAAGTTGGACATGATTTAATGTCACAATATTATTACAATGCTTATGGTATGAAGATTATAACTACAAGAATGTTTAGTCACGAGGGTGCTCGTAGAGGTAAGGAGTTTGCTGTATCATCATTTGCATACCAAATAGCTAAAGGTGAAAAAAATGGAAACTATGTGGTAAAACACGGAAATTTAGATTCAATTAGAACATATAATCATATTGATGATGCCATTGAGGCATATTGGTTATGTTCTGAAAGTGATAGATATGGTGAAATTTATAACATAGGTGGTGATGAAACCTGTAAAGTTGGTGAGGCACTTGATGAAATGATTAAAAAATCAGATAAACCATTTACAAAAGAATTAGACGAAAAGAGACTTAGACCAACAGATATAACTTTACAGATACCATCAACAGAAAAATTTAAGAATCATTTTAATTGGAAACCTAAGAAAACTATGGATGATATTTGGAATGACTTATTAGAATATTGGAGAGCTATTGTATGAAAAATGTAATATTTTGGACAGGTATAAAAAACAATTCACCAAATATGGTAGAAAAATATGGTGGTTATGATTGGATGGACATATCAAAAAAAAGTTGGGAATATTGGTGTAAAAAAAATGATTGTATTTTTTATCATTATGATAATCCCTCTGAAAAAGATTTAATAGAGTTTAGGGTTACGTGGCAAAGATGGTTTGATGTTTATAATGAGTTAGAAAAAAATAATATTGATTATGATAAAATATTTGTTGTTGACGCATGTTCAATAGTTAAATGGGATTGTCCTAACTTTTTTGATTTATGTGATGATAGAATAACAGCTTGGTTGGATAAAGACAATTGGGGATGGATTTATCAAAGTGTTGTTGGTTATAAAGATTTCTTTAATACCAATTTATCTTCAAGAGAAATAGTTAATAATTATATAAATGCTGGAGCGGTTATAATTAATAAAAATCATAAAGAATTTTTCGAATCACTAAAAGAATTTTATTATGACAATAAAGATAGACTTATAAGTTTACAAGATAAAGAAATAATAAAAGGCACTGACCAAACACCATTTAATTATTGGTTACAAATTAAAAATATTAATGTTAATACTTCACTGCCATTTATGTATAACTTAACTCATATGCATAGAAAAAGTATGTTTATGTATAATTGGCAACTTGAGGATGATAAAACACCTTATTTTATAAAGTATGGTTATGTTTGGAAATATAACGGCATACCTAAAAATGAAAGAACTAATTTGATGAAACAAACTTGGGATTTAGTTGGAGGTATGTATGGATAAAAATATAGTTTTTATACCCTGGATAAAAGATGAAAGTAGAGCTACTCGTTCCTTACCATATAAATATTCAATATCAAGTTGGAAACAATGGTGTAAAAAAAATGATTGTGAATTAGTTATAATGGACGAACCAATTTGTCCTGTAAATGAAATGAAAATAACTTGGCAAAGATATTATGTATTAGACATATTAGAAAACAGTGGTATAGATTATAACCAAGTGCTTATGGTGGACGCTGATACGATAATACACCCAGACACACCAAATTTTTTTGAAATGACTGATGGTAAGTTTACAGCTGTTCATAATGAAGGTTGTTATGATTGGATATGTCGAAGTATTGAAAATTACCATAAACATTTATTTTCTGATATAGAAATACCATTTGGTTTAAATGAATACATAAATACAGGTTTTTTAATTTTTAATAAATCACATAAACAATTTATAAATAAATTTTTAGAATTTTACAATAAAAACGCTGACAAAATAAATCAAATACAAGAAACTTTTAAAGTAGGGACTTGTCAATCAGTAATTCAATACTTATTAAAAATTGAAAATGTTGATTTAAATCTTTTACCATATGAATATAATATGTGTGATTTACCAAGAAAAGAAATATTAGATGAACAATTAACCATGACAAAAGTGGGTTGGATTTATCATTACAATGCTATTCCAAATAATCACGACGCTAGTTTGACAATGTATTGGATGAAAAAAACCTATGAACATTTATATGGGAACTTAAGTGATTAAAATTGGATTAATAGGTAATGGTAAATGGGGAAAGATACTTCATAAAAATCTTAAAAATAATTATGACGTAAAGTTTGTTTGTAATAGTAAAGATAATTATGAATCTAAACTAAAGGATGTAGATTGGGTTGTTGTCGCAACACCAGATGACACACATTTTAAAATAGTTAGAAATTGTATATTAGCTAGGAAAAATGTATTTTGTGAAAAACCATTAACACCAACTTACCAACAATCTAAGATTTTATTTAGATTCGCAGAAATGTACAATGTTAAACTATACGTAAATGACATACAAAATTATAGACAATACGATTATACTTTAATGGAGAATAATTTAATAGAGCGAAGAAAAGGTGGAGGTGGTAGTGTAAGAAATATATTATATAGATTAACTTATCACGATATATATACTATATACAAACATATAAAATACTCTCAGATAGACTCTATAATACCAATAGATTTAAAAAATAAATTACATTTTAAAATAAATTTTAACGATATAAATATTGAGTTTTTGTATGATATAAATGCTGATAATAAAGAACATCATATAAACGGAAATAGTTTAATATCGAGTGATAATATATTACCTATAATGTTCAATAAGGTTTTTAATCAAGACGTTGATTTTAAACACAATAAAGAAATTAGTTTATACACTAATAAACTTTTAGACGAAATAAACAAAAAATTATTTAAAAAAATAGCAGTAGTGGGGGGTGGTATATTTGGTTGCACTACAGCTTGGAAGTTTGCAAAAAATGGTTATGATGTAACTCTATTTGAAAAAAATAACGATATAATTACTCAGGCTTCAAATATTAATCAGTATAGATTACATAGAGGTTATCATTATCCAAGAAGCACAGAAACAGCTATACAATCACAATGGGGTGAAAAGAGTTTTATAAAGGAGTATGGTGATTCGATTGTAAACGGAGACATTGAGCATTATTATTGTATAGCTAAAGAGGATAGTTTAGTTTCAGCAGAAGAATATAAAGATTTTTTAAATAACATTAATTTAAGTTATGAGGAAAAAAAGCTTGACTTTATATACAAAAATGTTGTAGATTTAACTGTAAAAGTAAATGAATATTTATTTGACCCTAATAAATTAAAACAAATTTGTTGGGACAAATTAGAAAAATATAAAGTAAATGTTAGACTAAATCAAAATGACTTTAAATCTGAATCATTTGATTATGTGGTAAACGCCACATATTCTAATTTGAACAAATTTTTACCAACAAAGTTACAGAGGGATTATCAATTTGAACTATGTGAGAAACCAGTTATTAAGTTACCTGAACAATATAAAAACAAGAGTGTTGTTATAATGGATGGTCCTTTTATGTGTATAGACCCATTAGGAGACTCAGGTTTACATGTTATGGGTAATGTTGTTCACGCTATCCATAATACTAATGTTGGTAAGTTTCCAGAATATGATGAAAAGTTTGATAAGTTATTAAATAAAGGTATAGTTGAAAATCCTTCGATAACTAACATTGATAAATTTATAGAATCAGCAAAAACTTTTTTTGTAGATATTGATAAAGCAAAACATATTGGTTCAATGTTTACATTTAGAACTGTATTACCAAACAGAGATAACGATGACGCTAGGCCAACTTTAGTTGAAAATGTTACTGATAAAATATTCAATGTATTTTCAGGTAAAATAGGTACATGTGTTTCATCAGCAGAAAAATTAATGGAGTGCGTTTAATGTTATTAAATAAAAAATATATAATTGGAACACATGTTATGTTTTATGAAGTTGAAATGATTTCAGAATTTGTAGATAGTGTTTATAAAGCAATTGAGCAAGTTGATAACAAAAACAATATAACTATTGATTTTTTGTTTAATTTTTCACAATATTTTGAAAAGGTTGACACTAATCAAATAACAATTGAAGATATTAAAACAAAATTTATAAATCAAGTTGAAAAACTAAGGTCTACAGATGTAAATGTTAGATATAATTTTTATGAAGATGATGAAAATATTTATACGATTGGTAATTATCGTAGAGATTTAAATTATAATTATTGTGATGATTATGATTTTATCATTTGGGGTGAAAGTGATTGTTTAGTTCCTTTGGAACTTTTTACTACTTTAGATACCTTATCAAATTATGCGAGTGAGAATAATATAAATAGATATATCACCACGTTTGCTACAAGAAAAATGTGGGACAATAGTTGGAGTATTTTAGAACATTCTGATTTTTCTAATTGTAGATTTTACGATATGAAAGAGGAAGGTTGGAAAACCGATAAGTCAAGTATTTGGTATACAATGTCATTAGATGAGATGAATGAAATAAATTCAAAATCAAAAGAGTTGGACATCAGAATATCTAATGAACCTAAATTTGATGGTTCTTTATTAATAATATCATCAGATTTAATTAGAGCTGGGGTTAATATACCTCACGCTTGTTACGCTTGTGGTGAAGACGCATCATTCGAAAGAATGTGTAAAATAATAATGGGTAAATCCTACGTTCAATTTATTATCAAAAATATATTAAAGGTTCATAATAGAGTTCATCCAATGAAAAGAGAGTATGTTTTAGGTGAAAAAGAATTTCAAAATGTAAAACAAAAAAGAAAATCAAATAATCGTTGGCAAGAATTTCATAAAATATGTGAACATAATTTGTATACATTAGGTGAAAATCAAACGAAATTTAAAAATGTTGGGGATATAAATGATTAAATTTTTAGTTATAGGTGATAGTTGTACAGATGTTCACATTTATGGAAAATGTAATCGATTAAGTCCTGAGGCACCTGTTCCAATATTAAATCCTATAAAACAAATAAAAAATGGTGGTATGGCTAAGAATGTTAAGTCTAACTTAATTAAAATGGGTGCTGATGTTCAAATTGTTACAAATCCAAATAATATAAAAAAAATTAGGTATGTAGATTCACACACCAATGCTATGCTGTTAAGGGTAGATGAAAATGACTTTACAAATAAAGTTTCAAATAATGTGTTATCAAAAATACAAAAAAATACTTATGAAGATTTTGAATTTGACGGTTTAATTATTTCTGATTATTGTAAGGGATTTTTAAGTGAGGAAGATATAGAATATTTAATTAAAAATAATAAAAATGTTTTTTTAGATACTAAGAAAATTTTAGGTAAATGGATGTATGATGTTAATTTTGTTAAAATAAATGAAAAAGAATATGAAAAAACAAAAAGATACATTGATAATGATAAACTTAATAATAGATTAATAATTACAAGAGGGCCTGAGGGTTGTCAATATCAAGATAAATTATTTCCAGTCCCACAAGTTGATGGTGTTAAGGATTATTCTGGTGCAGGTGATACCTTTTTATCAGGTTTTGCATATCAATATATGAAAACTAAAAATATAGAATCTGCTATTAATTATGCTCAAGAATGTGCGACAATAGTCGTTCAAAAACATGGAGTAGCAACAATATGATAATTTATGTAGACATAGATAATACTATTTGTCATACTGAAAATTCAGATTACAAAAATTCAAAACCAAGACAAGAGCAAATAGATAAAATAAATAAATTACATAATGAGGGACACACGATTATATATTGGACAGCTCGTGGTGGACATAGTGGAAAAGATTGGACTGCGTTCACTAGATTACAACTACATAATTGGGGTTGTGAATACACAAGAATTGAAAAAGAGAAAAAACCATCGTATGATTTGTTCATATGTGACAAGACAAAAAGGATAGAAGAAATATAATGGGTCATAAAATAAAACCAAAAGTATGTGAAGGTTGTAAAGTTCCTAAAGGTTGGGGTGAAGAAATTATTATAGAAAATAATGAAATGTATTGTGGTAAACTTTTAATCTTTAAAAAAGGTTGTAAGTTCTCAATGCATTATCATTTAATTAAAGATGAAACTTGGTATGTGGATAAAGGTGAATTTCTTTATAGATGGATTGATACAGAAAACGCCGATGTTCATGAGCAAAAACTAAAACCAGGTGATGTAGTAAGACAAAGAGTTGGACAACCACATCAGATAGAAGCCTTAACGGAAGGGACTATATTTGAAGTATCAACACAACACTTTGATGAAGATAGTTACAGAGTGTGGAAAGGAGATAGTCAAAATGAAAGTATGGACTAATGGATGTTTCGATGTTCTACATAGAGGACATTTAGAGTTGTTCAAGTTTTGTAAACAGATAGCTGGAAGAGATGGTGAGTTTATAGTAGGAATAGATACTGATGAAAAAGTTAAATCGGATAAGGGTAGAAATAGGCCAATAAATAATCTACAAGATAGAATGGAAATGTTAAATTCAATAGTTTATATTGACAAGGTTATACCATTTAGAAGTGCACAAGAATTAGAGAGATTAGTAAAATGGATACATCCTTCTGTTATGGTAATTGGTTCTGATTGGAAAGATAAAGAAGTAATTGGAAAAAAATGGACGGATAGATTAATGTTTTTTGATAGAGTGGGTGATTATTCAACAACAAATATATTGGAGAAAAAATGAGTAAACGAAAATATTTACCAACATTAGCTGAACTTATAGATAGATTGTCTATTATACAATTAAAAGAAGTATTCATAACAGAGCATAAAGAAGAGTATGCAAAAGAAATAAAAGATATTGTTTATGATATTGACTTAATATTAAAAGATGAAAATGTTAAATTAAGTGGAAAAGATGTAAGGGCGATTATTGTTTTATCACAAATGAATCTTCATATTTGGCATAATGAGTCCGAAGCTAGAAAAGGCATAAACGCTGGTGAAAATCTTTTACTTACTCACGGATTAAATGGTATTCGAAACACTTCAAAAAATATCATACAAGAAAATGTTGGTGGTAGAAAAGATTATAAAATAGATTGTATCGCTGATGAATTTAAAGATTGGGAGGTTAGTTGGTAATGAAATTACAATTTATAATATGTGGTTGGCATATGAATCGAAAAAGTTTGATAGATGGTATGTATGATTTGAAAAACCAAAATAAAGGTGTTGTTGATGTGTTTTGGTCTTGTCATAGAGAACCAACTAATGAAATAAAAGAAAAATTCAATCATAAATTATTTTTTAATGGTGGTGAAGAGTATGGTGCTTATCAACAAGCTGTAGAACATTTAAATTTAGATGATGATACGATTTGTTTTTTTCTACATGATGATTTAGTTTTAAAAAGTTTTGACTTCATACCATTGTGCATTGAGGCTTTAAAAAATTATAAGGTTATTGGTAATTGTTTAAACTATGGTGAAAATTCATATGACCCAAATAAAGTTATTGAAATTGGTATAAAAGAAGAGTTTGATAATAAATCAAGAGTTGACTATGTTATGGACAAAAACAAACACTTTTTCAATAAAGGAGCTATACCACTTAAAACTGTAAGACCTAGTTTTGTGTGTATGAAATATAGTAGTGTGAAAGAAATAGGTGGATTTGAACCAAGAGTTGAGGCCTATGATTACCCAAGAAAAAATGAAGAAGGCACATATGTTTACAGAGGAAATAAAGGTATGAGTAGTTGGGGAAATGAATTTCCACAATTAAATAATTATAAATTTAATGTTGTTTTTGGACCTGAAAAAATAGGATATTTGAGTAAAACTTATTTAGATTCAGAATACATCTATGAGTGTGCTAGAGGTAATGTAGTTTCTGACCATCCAATTACAAATGTAAAAAATATAATGGTTAAAGATGTTAAAACACAAACATTTTATATGAAGGAAGATTAATATGGAAAAAGATATAATAAATGAATTAGAAGAAATGAAAACCAACTTACTATCTTCAGTAAATAAAGAAGGTGAACATGTAACACAGATAATTCATTTTAAAGATGGACAAAGAAAAACTATACATGGTATAATATCACATAGTATTGAAACAGGTAAGTTTACTAAATTTAATTGTAAAGATGGTAGAATGATTATGGTTAACGATGAAAATGTAAATATGATTGAAACATTCGGAGAGGAAAAATAATGGATATAAGGGAGAAAATGTTACCAGTATTACAACCCAGTGGTGGTAAGGAAGAAATAGAAGCACTTAGTGAAGTTATTAATAGTGGTTGGTGGGGTAAAGGACCAAAAGTAGCTGAATTTGAAGAAAAGTTTGCAAAAATGGTTGGACATAAATATGCAGTCGCTGTAACATCTGCATCTCACGGACAAGATTTAGTAATGAAAGCACTAGGTATGAAAGGTATAGATGTAATAAATCCAGCTATTTCTTTTATTGCGACAGCGATGATTCCATTGTGGAATAACTTTACAACAAATATAGTCGATGTCAAAAGAGATACTTTATGTATAGACCCACAAGATGTTGAAAAATATAAAAAACCCAATAGTGAAGTTTTAATTGCAGTTGATGAAGCTGGAGTCTTAGCAGATTATGAGGGGTTAAGAAAAGTGTTTGGTGGATTTATACTTGAAGATTGTGCTCATAGTTGTTGGACACCTGGTGCAGGTTTAGGTGGTGATTGTGCAGTTTGGTCTTTTCAGGCTGTTAAGACAATGCCAATGGGTGATGGAGGCATGATTACCACAGATGATAAAAAATTAGCTGATAAATGTAGAGAGATGACTTGGTTTGGAGTTTCTTCAACTTGGAGTAGAGCTTCTGGTTCAACACCAGGTTATGCTTGGGATTATCAAGTTGATTTACTTGGTTACAAATATTATATGATTGACATTATGGCTGCGATTGGATTGGAACAAATGAAAAAACTACCAAAACACTTAGAGTTCAGAAGACATATACAATCAAGGTATAATAAAGAATTGAATCCAATGATTGAGAGACCACCACACTCAGAAACAGTTCAATACTATGTAGCAAGAGTTCCAAGTGAACATAGAGATAAATTAATTGACTATTTGGCTGATAAAAAGATACACACATCAGTTCATTTTAAACCATTGTACAAATACACACCACTTTTACAAGATAGGGAGTATCCTGTATGTGAATCGGAATGGACAAAATTAATTTCATTACCTTGTCATAATAATATGAAGGATGAAGATGTTGATTATGTGGTTTATTGGGTTAATAAATATTTTGAGGAGAACATAATATGAAAATATTAATTACAGGTGGAACTGGTTTTCAAGGTTCTAATTTATCAAAAAGTTTGTTGAATGATGGACATGATGTTGTAATATTAAACTTACACTCTGATAAAAATGAAACAAATATAAAACGATTTGGATTACAAAAAGCGTATAAAATGTGGGGTTCAATAAATGATATGAGAACTGTTAAAGATGCGATGGCAGGTGTTGATTTAGTTGTTCATACAGCTGCAAAAATTCATGTCGATGATTCCATAGAGAATCCAACAGATTATTTTGAAACAAATGTTATGGGTACAAATAATGTGTTAGAAGCAGCTAGAAGATTCGATGTACCCGTAATGCATATTTCAACTTGTGAGGTTTATGGTTTTCAAGATGAAGATTTAATAGAAACATCACCACTTATGCCACGTTCACCATACGCTGCATCAAAGGCAGGTGCAGATAGAATGGCTTATTCTTATTATACAACATATGATATGAATGTTTGTATTATAAGGCCGTTTAATGTATTTGGACCTGGACAAAAAGATGGTAAGTGTGGTGCTGTAATACCAATATGGGCTACAAATCTTATGAATGGTGAAGACATAAAAATATATGGTGATGGCACTCAATCAAGGGAATTTATTTATATAGATGATTTAATATCTGCTTATAAAATAATAATTTCAAAGATGGTTAAAGGTAAGGAATTAGCTGGACAGGTATTAAATATTGGAACTGGTATTGATGTAAAAGTCAATCACTTAGCTAAGGTTATGGTTGATAAAATAGACGGTGTTTGGATAGAGCCTAAAAATCATGACTTTTCTTATCCAGTTGGAGAAAGTAAAATCAAACAAGGTAAAATAATATACGGAGAAGCTAGGCCTGGTGAAGTAAAAAGATTCATATCTAATTCAGACAAAATGAAATCTTTTGGTTGGAAACCTAAAGTTGATTTAGAAGAGGGATTAAAAAAATATATTAATTGGAGAAAATCTTTATGAAATTAGCTTGGTTGAGTGAGGGTGGATATTCTGGTAAAGTTCCAAGAGAACAAACAGCAAACGCTGGTGTGTTATGGGCATGGATGTCTAATTTAGAGGTAGACCACTATCCAATATTAAACTTTGAACACGCACCAACTAATGGTTATGATTACTTAATATTACAAGTTCCAAAAACACCACAAGTTAGAACTGCATTATTTGAAAGAGATATAGTGAAACAAGCGAGAAGAATAGCCAAGAAGATATTATTCTTTCAAGAAGGACCTGTTTGGGTGTATCAAGATATGCCATTGGAACAACAATTTTGGCATTACAATACATTGGTTGATGTGGATTTAATATTTTGTGAGAACACAACGGATATTCCATACTATAAAGGATTCGTTCCAGGTAAACCAGTAATCAATTTACCTGATTTAATTGTTGATGATACTTTAGTTGGAATCGAAAATGTAGAAAAACAAAATAAGGCAATTATAGGTGGAAACTTTTGTAGATGGTATGGTGGATTCGATTCTTATATTATCGCTCAAGAGTTTGGCGTTCCAATGTATGCTCCGACAATGGGTAGAAAAGTTGAAGGTGAAGAACAAATACCTGATTTAACTCATTTACCTTTTATGCCTTGGAAAGATTGGATGTTTAAATTAGCAGAGTTTAAATATGGTATTCATTTGATGCAAACATATGCTGCTGGTTCTTTTATGATGAATTGTGGTTATCTTGGAATACCTTGTATTGGTTATAATCATACGGATACACAGAGAAATATATTTCCAGATTTATCAATAAACCAAGATGATTTAGATACAGCAAGAAAATTAGCTAGAAAATTAGTAGATGATAAAGATTTTTATAATGAATGTTCACAGAAAGCTGTAGTGAATTTTAAGAAACATTCAAGTGAAAATGCTTTTAACAATTGGAAAGAAAACTTTTTTTCAAACATAGACAAATTTATAGGAGAGTGGAATGAAACCAATTAGTTTTATAATACCCAGTAGAAATAATTTAAAATATTTAAAGTGGTGTTACAACTCCATTAGAAAAAATCTTGGATACGTGCATGAAATTTGCATCGCAGATGACGCTTCTGAGGATGGAACTTGGGAGTGGTTACAAGAAATTTCAAAAAAAGATGGTGAAGTAAAAATACATCGTAACAAAGGACCTGAAAGACAAGGTTTGGTTGTATTGTATGACAAACTTGTAAAGGATTATTCTACCAATGACATAATTATGATATTTCACGCTGACATGTATGCGTGTCCAGGTTTAGATGAAGCTGTTCTTAAACATATAAATAAAAAAACTATCGTGTGTGCTACACGAGTTGAACCATCATTACATCCACCGGGTCCTGAAAAAATAGTTTCAGACTATGGTATAGAACCTGAGGATTTTGATGAACAAAAGTTCTTAAATGATTTAAATAAGTTTAGAGATAAAGATAAAATAACTCACGGTATCTTCGCGCCTTGGGCAATATATAAAGAGGACTTTTGGAGTGTTGGTGGTCACGATGAATTATTCTCACCAACGAGTAGAGAAGATTCAGATATATTTAATAGATTTTTTTTAAATGGTTGTAAATTTATTCAAACTTGGGATGGAATGGTTTATCATTTAACAAGTAGAGGTAGTAGATTTAATTCATTTAGTGGTGGAAAACCAGGTGAAGTAAACTCTAAAGAATGGCAATACACTAATCATAAAAACATTAGAAACTTTATCAGAAAATGGGGTTCTATGGTAAAACATGATGATTTAATGATGCCAATAATTACACCAAAGTATGACATTGGATTTGTAGTAAAAAATTGTAATGAACAACTTTTAGAGTTATTAGAGCCTTGGTGTTCTACAATTTACATAGACCATACGTTTGACGCAAAATACTACATTGAAAAAGAGCAAAAAAATACTTTAATTGACTTAGATAAAAGAATACAATCAATTTATTCTGAAAAACAAAATGATATAGAGGTTAGATTTGATGGTAGTAAGTTAACAAATGAAAACTTTCAATATATTCAACAATTACCAGAAATATTAGCTAATGACGAAGAACTTAAAGAGGGTAGTTTTGAATTAGATATATTTGAAATAATAATTAATAATCTACAAACATACGAAAAGGAGTTAATTAAATGCGAGTGTTAATAACTGGTGGTGTAGGATTTATAGGAACTAATTTATGTAAAAGATTAATCAATGACAATCATAAAGTTTGGTCTATTGATAACTATTCAACTGGTAATAAACAGAATGAAATTAAGGGTGTAAATTATCTTAACTTTGATATTAGGGATAATTTTTATAATAACATATCTGAAATAGATGTAATATTTCATTTAGCAGCGTTACCAAGAATTGGGCCTTCATTTTCAAATCCAAAAGAAGTTTGTGATATTAATGTTGGTGGAACACATAATATTTTAGAGTATGCTAGAAAACATAAAATACCTGTAATATATGCTGGTTCAAGTTCTTTTTGGGGTGGTGTGTATAAAAACCCATATACATTCAGTAAATGGCAGGGTGAAGAGTTATGCAAAATGTATGAACAAATATATGAATTAAACGTAACCATTTGTAGATTTTATAATGTATATGGTGATTATATGCCAACAGATGGAGAGTATAGAACAGTATTACCTATATTTTTAGAACAATATAAAAATGGTGAACCATTAACAATCACAGGTGATGGAGAACAAAGACGAGATTTTACGCACGTGGATGACATAGTGGACGCAATGGTTAAAGTAGTGCAATTAAATAAATGGGGTAGTGTTTATGAATTAGGTAGAGGTAAAAATCACTCTATAAATGAGGTAGTTCATATGTTTAACAGTGAAAGAATTTACATAAAACAAATACCAGGTGAGGTTAGAAATACTTTATGTAAATCAGAATTAGCAAGAAAAAAATTAAAATGGAAACCAAAAATTAATTTAGAGGAATGGATAAGGGAGCAAATATGAAAATAGGAATAGTAGGACAAGGTTATGTGGGAACTGCGGTTAAAGAAGTATTCAGTAAACACTATAACGTAGAAACATATGATTTAGATAAAGATAAATGTAGTGTTGATTATTTAGAAGAAATAGTTGAATTATCAAATATTATATTTGTATGTGTTCCAACACCAATGAAAAAAGATGGTAGTTGTGATACGAGTATAGTTGAAGCTGTGGTTAAAGATATAAATGATATGGTTATAAGTAGAAATGTATCAGGTACAATAGTTGCGATTAAATCTACAATTCCACCTGGTACAACAAATAGATTAAATAAAGAGTGTAAAAACATATCAGTAATATTTAATCCAGAGTTTTTAACAGAGGCTAATTTCATTGATGATTTTAAGAATCAAAATAGAATTATAATTGGTGGTGAAAGACCATCAACAACTAAGTTAAGACAAGTGTATTCATTAGCGTTTCCTAATGCGAAGATAGTTAAGACTGGTTCTATAACCGCTGAAATGGTTAAATATATGACCAACACATTTTTAGCAACAAAAGTATCATTTGCAAACGAAATGAAATTGATATGTGATGAATTAAATATTGATTATGATAAAGTTGTAGAGTATTCTACTTATGATGAACGATTAGGTAAATCACATTGGGCAGTTCCAGGACCAGATGGTAAAATGGGTTTTGGTGGTAGTTGTTTTCCAAAAGATATAAATGCGTTACTTGATTTGGCTAATAAACTTGAAATTAATATTTTCACCTTAAATGGTGCATGGGAAACTAATTTACAAGTAAGGCCGGAAGAGGATTGGAAAGAGTTAAAAGGTAGGGCTGTTGTTGATGAATAAAAAAAAGCTTGACTTATATTGTATTCTTTTTGTATATTAATTAAAATATATTAAAGGAGATAAAATATGATTAAAAATATAATTAAATATATATTTATATACATTATATGTATAATTACAACTAGTTGTGATAATCCAATGTCAGTTACAACTTGTGATTATTGTTATTTGAACTTAGAAGCACCTGATTTACAAATTGATGAAAATGGTATTTATCATTTAGATTATAATAATGGTGAGGTACAAACATTTACTAAATTAAGAGCATATGTTGGTTATGAATATGAATATGTTGGATGGACAACTGATGTCTCATTTGAGGGTTGCACTTGGGATTATTGTGAAGATGTACCTGTAATTAATGGAAGTGGTTATTCATCAGCTGATGGATATTCATATCAAATGATGGGTGTAATGGAAGAAAACATTGGTGATATCGCTACAATTTGGGTAGGATATTATGATAGTTATGGTAATCAATGGTTAGATAGTATAAAGGTAAAAATAAATGAATAAATTAGGTAGTTATATAACAAAATTAATGACAACTATTCTTGACTCAGAACAAGAAGAGTTTGTTAAAGAATTAGCATTAAGTGAATTAAGAAGACTTAATATTGATGTAAATGATTTTATTAGAAAACATACAAAAGATGATTTTGATAAAGCAAAAGAAACAGAAAAAAAGTTATTACAGGAGGACAGAAAAAATGTCAAAGATAAGTAAAGAAGGTTACGAACAAATACAAGTAATTAAAAATGCATTAAATTCAATGTATGATAAATTAGATAAACCCGTATATGTTCCAAAAGGTAAACCATCAAAAAATGTGGATGGTAGTTACGAGTCCATAAATTTATTTGATTCGGTAAAAGATGAGTTTCAAGCTATTTCAGGTATAATTGAACAGAGTGGAACTTGGGAGGAAGTTTAATGCCAACTAATAACACAGCAGGTGATTTTTATAATCCACCAAGTAATATGAGTCAAGACTTTGAAGAATATTATTTTGAAGATTTAGAGGTTGACGAATTGTTTTGGCAAACTAATAAACCAAAGGAAGAACAAATTCCTTGGCGTAAAACAAGTTTATCAGAAGCTACAAACTTAAAAACTCAAAAAACTTATAGTTTTCAAGGCAAAACAAAAGTATTTCAGAAAATATAATGAGTGCAAATCGTCCTTTAAATATTCCTGGTAGAAGAAAAGTAATAACCAAGAATATGATATTGGAAGCTCAGAAACATACAAAGTCCAATATGGCTGCGGCTAAATGGATGGGAGTGTGTTATACCACTTATAGGAAATGGGCTAAGTATTATAAAGTATTCGACCAACATTTGAATCAAACAGGTGTGGGTATTCAAAAAGGTTGGGTAACCAGAACCACAAATGTTGAAGATATAATACTTGGTAAAAGAAAAGTTCCAAGAAAGTGGAGTCAATCAACAGTCAAAGAAGAATTGATTAAAAAAGGTTATTGGTTAGAAGAGTGTCATAATTGTGGCTATAATGAAAAAAACTTAGCTACAGGTAAGGTTTGTTTAGGGATAGATTTTAAAAATGGTGATAGTAAAGATTGGTTAAATGATAACATTAGATTATTGTGTGCAAATTGTTATTATTCATTTAATGGATACTTTCCAAGTGCAAAGAAGTTTTGTAAATGAATGGTAAGGGGGATAAGTGGAGAGGTGGTTGGTCCCATAAATACGCGAATAATCATAATAAAATATTTGGAGAAAAAATGATTGATTGTAAGGGTAGGATTTTAAAAGTAGGTGAAAAGGCTTGTATTCAAGAGGATATATCGACGGTTGATGGTATGTTATATAAAAACACAATTGTAAAAGTTGAAACTTATAAAAATGATAAAATACAAGTTCAAGATAGAAGTGGAAAACTTTGGTGGGTAGGTAGTAACCAAATAAGTGCAAGTTTTTTATAATGGGATATGATATGGAAATGGAAGAGTATCACGAAGAAAAAGAAGCTTTTGAAAAAGAGTTAGAAGAATTAAAAAAAGAAATAATGGAAGAAGCTAAAAAGGTTGTTGATAACTATGTTGAAAACCCAAGTGATATATCAGGTAGCACAGTCAACATACATCAAAATAGTCCTTTTTTAGATTCAGATAAAGATGGAGAACCATTGTTTAGTGGTAGTCGTTGGACTAAAGTAATAAGGACCAAAACATAATGTTAATAAGAGAATTTATATCAGAAACAAATAAAAATAAAATGATTTCAGACTTATTGAAATACTATAAAGTTGGTAGTGTTAGAGTTAAATTGAAATCAATGAAGAATCATGCACATTATGATGTAGATAGAGGAACATTAGAATTATCTACAAAATATAAGACGATTAAGAATAGTCAACTAAAAGAGTTTTTGATTACAATACTTCACGAAATATATCATGCTATGGACGCCAAGAAATATGGTTGGAAAAATTTCAAAGATATGTATGAAATGGAAATGAACTTACAAATATCCAAAGGTAAAGACGAGTACAAGAACAATAAGTATGAAATAAATGCTGAAAAGTTTGGACAAAAGAATTGGTCTAAATGGAAAAGAAGATTTAAAAAAGAGGGTTTAATATAATGTATGAATTATTGTTAAAAGATGAAGTTGTAGATAAAGCACCATTAGCTAACTTAGAACAAGCTAAAATATTCTTTATGAAAAGAAAAATGATGTCAGAGGAACAATTTGATAATTTAGGTTATTCTGTTAGACAATACATACCAAAAAAAAGATAAATAGGGGATGTAGCTCAATTGGGAGAGCACTACACTTGCACTGTAACGGTTGGGGGTTCAAGTCCCTCCATCTCCACAATCCAAATGTAACAATCCTGTTACAAACTGTTACAATTAAAATGTTGTAATCTAGCCATATATTCCTTAATTTATAATAGTGATTGAGATTAAAAATATTAAAAAAGGAGAAAATATGGTTTTAATGAATGGTTTAGATTATATAGAATTAGATAGTGTTGGTTCAACATTAACAAAAGATTTATTAGTGTTCCCAACTGATTGTAGTGAGACACCTGAAACAGCGAGTGAAGCTGAAGCAATAATGGGTGTTCACATTTATGATTTAGATAATGGATGGTATAATAGTTTAAGTTCAGATGATTTAAAAGATTTTCTTGAATTTATAGAACTTAATATCGGAACTAAATTAGTAAAGTCTGTGTTTGATATGTGGAAAACTCAAATATGGGGTTCTTGGGAAGAGGCTAATAATTGTTATATGAATTTGGAGGTTGCATAATGAATTGTGATAAATGTAATAAACCAAACCCACCTGTAAAT